GAAAGAATTAGAAGCTAATGATGGTAAAATTAGTTATAATGAAGCTAAAAAAATATTAGGTGAATCTTTTGCTATTAATAATTATACAGATATTGGTGTTGACTACAAAAACACACCTTTTTTAGGTGAATTAGTTGGAATAAACTCTGGAAATGGCAATAATTTTATGATGGAACATAATCCATATTCTAGCATGATGCAATTTTTGGTTAAAACTTTTTTAACGTCATACACATACATACAAAATATAAATCCAAGAATATGGTCAAAACCAGAAAAAGATAGAGAAGGAAAATATAAAAAAGACCCTATCCTTGTTGAAAAAGATAAATTTAAACATTATGTTACAGGTTTTACAGAAACGTTTGAAACTTTAGTAAGTGGTGAATTAACAAGAGCTCCAGAAGAAATAAAAGAAATTAAAACTGAATTATTTGGTACAGCTGATAATGATGATATACGATTAAACGTTTATAGGACATTGATGGCAATATACCAGAAATGGATATCAGGAACACAGAGTGGAGGATTTTTTTCACAATGTATGGTTCACCCAAATGATAGTAAAATTGCCAATCACGAAAGAAACAGTTTGACCACTGGTAGCAAGTTAATAGAAAGTTTTAGATTCGTTGACAGAGCTTATTTTGATATTGGAGATAAATTATATATTAACCCAAAAACATTTTCAGATTTAATAATTAAAAATAAGGGAGCAACATTTTTTGATGTATCAAATAGAATATTAAATGATAATAATTTCTTATTCTTACCGTTACCTTCATTTGTTAATTTTAATGATGTTAGTGAATTACAAAAGATATTTGAACCACAAATGATGAGTGAATCAAAACAAGGTCCTTCTTTTGTTTGTATTTATGCTGGTCAAATATCAAATCATTTGGAATTAAATGATGATGTTTATAAGGATGATGGAATTTATATTAATGTTGATAAGGATGGTAATTTAACAGGTTTACCAGAAGATTTTGCCAAAGCAAAAGATGACAATCCATATGAAATGAATGTTCCAGTTTTTGCTGTTAATTTTGGTCAACAAAACCAAAACTTTTTCAAAGATATAAAATTGGACCAAAAAGAATTTTCAGAAACTTCAGAATCATTGGAAATTATTCAAGACTTGTCAAATCAAGGTGATAAAACAAAGGTAACTAGCATTGGTCAAAACTTATTTAATGTATATCAAAAACGTTCGTATTCATGTGAGGTGGAAATGATGGGTAATTTGGCTATACAACCTTTAATGTATTTTCAATTAAATAATATCCCTATGTTTAAAGGGTTATATTTAATTATTAAAGTATCACATACAGTTAAAGCTAATAGTATATCAACAACATTTAAAGGTGTTAGAGTTAAAAAGACTAAGACTCCATTAATAGAAAATAATACAGTATTATTAAACCTAACTAATACAAGTAGTACTAATACTAATGCAACTTCTAGTGGTGGTGGTTCTATTGTTGTTGGGGTCAATAGTTTCGGACCTACAGCATGTACCCCATGGTCAAGAACTAGTATAACTCCAGCTGAAACTAAAAGAAACATAATAACAGTTATTGCATACCTTAAAGCACAAGGTCTTAATCAATATCAAATAGTTGGTGCATTAGGTAATATGCATCATGAAACTGGTGGTACTTTTAATCAAAATGCTGGAAATCCAGCAGATAATAATGGTACTACTGATTATGGTATAATACAATATAACTCTGGTAGATGGCCAAATGACCCTGATTGTGCAAAAGGTTCTAGTAACCCAGCAGCTTCTATAGGTTGTATCAGATGTAAAATTGGTGATACTATCGAGAAGCAAATGGATTATACATATAATCAATATAATAAATTTAAAACATGGTTAGCAAGAGAAGAACCAAAAAATGATGTATATCAATCGGCATATTTGTTTGCAAACATAGTTGAAGTTTGTAGTTTTTGTGGTGATGAAGCTAGCTTTAAAGCATCTAATCGATATGACACTATAGATAGATACAATCAAGCTCAAAAATATTTTGATAGATTTAATGACCCTAATGATGAATTATATTGGGATAATATTCAACCTATGGTATTTAGTAACCAACCAGCAAATAACTCAACAAAAATTAATATTGTTATTGGTGATTCGTTAGCTCCAAATGTATTAAAAGGTATTAGTGAAGCTGGTGATGTTACATTTGAAATTTTAACTCAATTACAAGAAAGTGGTTTAAGTGCTGAAACTTTTCTTAGTAATAAATTAAATAATTACAACACTAAAAACGATAATATTAAAAATGTCGTGGTATCACTAGGTACTAACGGAATTTTTAACA